AACTAAAGGCGATGCAAACACCTAAATGGATTATAAAATTTAATAATAGATAGTAGCAATCCCCTCGGCTGGGGGGGTTTGGGGTAAGTGATGAAGACTAGAAATAGAAATCAAATGAAAAAATTTATAGAAAAAAATGGATGGGACACTAATCACCTAGATGATTTAGAGTTAATTAATTTAGAAATGTTAATAGAAGGGTATTTTGATAACAATTTTTATGAGAAAGAAAGAATGAAGATATATTTTCAAATAAGAGATTTGATGGAGCGTAAGTTATGAAATACACAATCAAAAATCTAAGAAATGATTTCCCAAATGATGAAGCTTGCTTAAATTTCATCTTCAAGAATAGGTGGCCCAAAGGCTTAACTTGTCCTAATTGTGAAAGTAAAGATTTCTACCCTGTTAAAGGCCGTAAATCATACGCTTGTAAATGTGGTTATCAAGTATCGCCCACGAAAGGAACTATATTTCATAAATCAAGTACACCCTTAACCCTTTGGTTTCATGCTATTTTTCTAATGTCTCAATCTAAAAATGGAGTAGCTGCCAAAGAATTAGAGCGACAATTGGGAGTAACTTATAAATGTGCGTGGCGTATGGCAAAACAAATAAGATTGCTTATGTCTGATGATGATGGGCCATTAGAAAAAAGACTAATAATCACAGCGCCCAAACTTAGCACACTCAAAAGCAAATTGTTCTTTATCTAAAAAGTATTTTCTCGCGTTTTCATAATCAGCATTTGTCATTGGCAAGATATCGCCCGCTTGAATTTCAAAGATTTTACCATTACAAGCCTTTTTGCCCAACTCTTCAAGGGCAATACACTCATTCATTACCGGCCTGTTAAAATACTCGCCCGCATTCTCATTGCACTTATTTCCTAGAATTAAAATCATTAAGCAAGATAGATAAAATAATTCTTTCATGGTCATCCTTTGCATTGGCAATTTGTTTCATTAAAACTAAACGCTTATTCTCATGAGTCGCTAGATAGTCTCTATTTGCCTCAACCAACTTATTAGTAAAATAAGCGTAAAAATCTCGGATAAATTTATCAATAGTTGGTATAGCCTTGGCAATTGCTACCAAGGCACTAAATACTTGAGTCACTAAGCCTGCTCAATCTTTTGACCAATCTCGTAAAGTTTGGCAACAATTTGAATAGCTTCGTTTGGGTCAATGTCTTTACCCTCTTTGATAATTTCTCTAAAAGATTTAGCAACACTGATAATTTGCGGTAATCTTTGCAACAGTTGAAAACCATACATGCCATCTTTAAAGTCAATTTTTTTATCTTTATAGGCTAACTTAAAAATAACACCAATCGCTGCTAACTCATCAAGCAACAGTAAAGACTTGTCAATATCTTCAGCTTTTACCTCTTCAACAATTTCCTCAATGTTTAAATCTTCAGACATAAATACTCCTTGTATTTGTTAATTGTATTAAAATCATATTTGACATTTTAAAAACTAAATAGTCAAATCAGATAATAACCGTGTAAGAGACTATCGAAAAGGGGATCAAGATGTCAGAAAATGAAACCAAAAAAGCACCCACAAAAGCAGAACTAGAGCAAACCAATAAAGAATTACTAGAAAAACTTGCCAAGCTAGAAGCATCAAAAAAAGATGTAAACGAAAACCACGGCAGAATGATCAAGGGCCAGAAAGATGTTTTTCATGATCTATTCAGGCTTGAGCTCGCCAATACTCAGAAAAATTTAAGCTACACCCTAGATGATCCAATATGGGTACCGTTAGAGCATAAACATTTTTTCCACACTGTAGATAGCAATGGTAAACCGCAGAGCTCTTGTGTTGCAAGTGCAGGACATATGCATAAAATCTATGTAGAAAAAGATGAAAACGGAAATCTGATAGCCAAATGCGGAAATGCTTACAAACACAAAAGAAACAAAAAAACCGGCAAACTAATTGAAATACCAGTTAAATTCGCATCTGGAGATGAGGACGTGCCCGATAAAATTGATGAGCATACTCATGATGTAACATACCTACAATCTGAGGTTTTTAAGCAACGCGTATTTAGTAAAGACGCATTAGACATGATTAATATGCATGAAAATGAGCGTGCTGCAAGATTGAGTAATCCATGTCTATAATCACAGGCACAAATGACATAGCATCAATTGAGTTTATTGTGACAACTGCATTTAACAGTCAACTCGACAAAGTGTTTAATGATCGTCGCGAGGTTTTACACTTCTTAAACAATCATGAGCGTAAAAATGTATGCCTTTCTAATATAGTTCAAGAGGTTAAAAAAACAGAGCGCGCCACATACAAACTAAAAAGATCCGATCTTGAATTTATAGGGAAAGAATACGCTAACACTTTTGCAAACGCAGCACTTAAACACGCCGAACAACAAGCGGTAAGTGATCTAGAAAAGCTGCGCATGGCAAAAGAGTATGCAGACAAGAAGGAAGTCATGGAAATGTTTGAAAGTGAAGATAAATCAGTGAGTTTGTAATGACAAAGAAGAAAGCTGTAAAATCAAAAAAAAAGATGGGTGCGCCTACTAAGTACACCGACACATTGCCACAAGAACTTGTTGATTTCTTTTGTGTAGAGCTGACAGAGAAGATAGGCGAAGGAAAAAACCAAATAGAGCGCGCAGTGAGACTTCCAACGGTTGAGGGCTTCTGCGCTAGACAGATGATTTCTAAGAGCACATTCCACATATGGGTCAAGAAATACAAAGAGTTATCGCACGCATTGGGCATCGCGAAGCAGTGGCAAATGAATCACTTAATGCAACACACGCTGGACGGTACATACAACGCAAGTTTTGCAAGATTTCTAGCTGAAAACTGGTCAGAATACAGGGCAAATCTGGGCGAAAGTGGCGATATGTCTGTTACGGTTAGCATTAAAAAACATGATAAAGATGATTAATGGATATCGACTTAGACGATTGGAAAAAACTACCAACGCAGTCAAGAGTTTATAACGATAATTTCACCAACATCATCATGCAATCATCTGGTCTGGGTGGCGGTAAATCTCACGGGCTAGTAAGAAAAACTTTTCAACTATCCGCGCTTAATCAGGGCTTTTCGGGCGGTTTTTTGTGTCCATCATACAAAGACTTTAAAAGAGATATACGCCCACTATTTCAACAAGAACTAGACGAAACGCTGGGACTAAAAGAGGGTAAACACTACTGGTTTCACAAATCAGACTTTGAATATCGCTTTATTTGGAACAAAAAACCACTTTATATATTCTCAGGTGAAAAACCAATTGCAGGGCCTAACCTTGCCTATTGTTTAATCAATGAGTTTTCACTAATCCCATATGAGCGCATAAATGAAATGCTAAGACGTGTAAGGGTAGCGGGTGCGCCAGTATTACAAAAGATAATGGCGGGCACTCCAGAAGATGTTTATGGATGGCTAGAGGACTTTGTTGAGCAACAAACAAAGCTTAATAACCAAATAGAAGATAATTTTAAACTATATACATCGGACACAGATGAAAACGTCTACATAGATAAAAACTACGGTATGCACCTAGAGGGAATGCTTGACCCTGTGCAGTTAAAGATATTTAAAAGCGGTCAAATTGGAGCAACGGGCGGCGATAAATTCTATTATGCCTTTGATTCAGTTAAAAACCGCACAGACAAAACGCTAGACCTAGATGAAAACATATATGTAAATATAGATTTTAACGTAGGGAATATGCACGCAACAATATCGCAGCAAGAAGTATTCGGCGAAACAAAGATAAGTTATTTTGTCGACGAGATTATATTAAAAGAAAACGGCGCAGATACTTACGCCATGAGAGATGAGATTGTTAAAAGATTCCATCGTCAAAAAAGCAGAATAATTATCACAATAGATGCGTCTGGTAGAAACAGAAAAACCACAGGTCAGAGTGATGCAAAGGTATTGCGTACAGTGTTTACCAATGTCAGATACAAAGCATCGGGTAATGAGAGATTAAAAAAGAGACAAATTTTAATCAACGGATTATTCTATAATAAGTATTTGTTTATCAATAAAGAAAAATGCCCTACACTATGGAAAGATGTCACAAGGGTTAAGCAAAAAGAAGATTTTACCAAAGATGACAAGGGCGGGGCGCTCGGTCATGCTTGTGACACTATGGATTACTATTGTACACATGAGTATAACTTAAAAAGTAAAGAATCATTTAACGATTATAAGGCAATGTAGCTATGCATATTTATCAAGAGAGTGACCTTTTAAATCCCGAGTTTCGCAAATCAATCATTGACGAAATTGAAGGGCCAGAAAACAGAAAAAGAAAATGTGAATCACTCAAGCGTTATGAGATTTATAGGGATAGAATAAAGAAATACATACTAGAAAACCTACTAGCAGAGCTTGACCCTGAAACGGTTAACGAAATGCAATCGCGAGTGTCTACAATAAACATCTACAAGAAGATGATTCAAAAAAAGGCCAGAGTTTACAAGGACACACCGACAAGAAGTGCAGATAATGACGATATTCAAGAAATAGTTGAGACAATTGTAGATAACCTAAATCTAAACAACTCAATGAAGAAAACTAACCGCTATGTAGAGGCATTTAGAAACTCAATTATATATGTAAAACCTTTTATTGATCATGAAAACGAAGGCAAGTGGTCATTACTATTAGAAACAATGGCACCGCACCAGTATGACGTAATTGAGGATAGAGATAACCCGTCAATTGCTCGCGCAGTGGTACTCTCTCACTACAATAAAACGGCGCAATTAACAGATGATGACCCGCAAACTAGGGCCAAAACAGGTGTTGCTAATAACTTTAGAGATGGCGACGGTAAAAATCAAAAGATAGCTGATTCACCGGCAGACGATGAGAAAGAATATATATTTTGGTCTAATAATCATCACTTTACGTGTAATGAGAAAGGCGAAATTATTTCAAAAGACGATGAAACGGGCGAGATTGCAACGGATAATCCAATTAAGAGACTTCCCTTTGTGTCTTTCTTTAAAGATCAAGACGGGTCTTATTGGTCTACAGGTGGCGACGACATGGTAGAGGGTAGTATTTTAGTTAATACGCTACTAACTGACATTTACTACATCGCAAAAATACAGGGCATGGGAATCTTTTATCTATTCGGGAAAGGTGTGCCTAAGAAATATAAAGTCGGGCCAAACAGGGGTATAACCTTAGAAGTTGAAGAGGGCGACCCTACACCGCAAATCGGCTTTGCTAATTCAAACCCGCCAATAGATTCACATATGAAAATGACTGAGCAATATATAGCACTACTCCTTAGTACAAATGATCTAGGTGTAAATGCAATACAAGGGTCATTAAGTGCTGACACTGCGCAGTCAGGCATACATGAGTTAATACAAAATGCAGAGCCAATGACTGCAATTGAAGATGAGCAACAACAGTACAAAGATAAAGAAAAAGACATTGTAGAGATTGCCGCAAGGTGGATACGCTTATATGACGATGGTGCCATTGGTGTAGTCTCTAAATATAAAGATGCAGTCACGGAAAACGTAATAGAGTATTCCCTTAAGTTTGAGGAGCAACAACACTTTACGAGTGAAGCTGATAAGTGGAATGTTGTTAAAACTAAAAACGATATCGGAATATGGAATAAAGTCGATGCAATGATTCAAGATAACCCCGAGCTATCAAGGGATGAGGCGCTTGAGTTGTTGCTAAAACAAGCTGAGGAAAACCTTAAACTTGCTGAGGCAGGCATGGCGAGTATTATAAATCAGGGAATAGATGGCGATACCAATACAGAAAACACTGAAATTGAACCTAGAGAAAGTGCCAAAGAGCAACCGGAAAGAAGTCAAGATTGAAATAGCCGAGTTTGTAGAGGACACAATACTAGAATATCTATCTAGAGGCGAGTCACCTGTGGCAGGCGAGAGAAAAGTCTTTAAGTCATTGTCAAAAGAATACAAAAAGATTAAGTCAAAAGTATCAGGTAGCTCAAAGCCCAATATGGAACTGTTCGGTGACATGCTTGATGATTTTGAATCAAAAGCAGATACGGGATCTAGTATTACATTTGGCTTATTAAAAGATGCAAGCGAGAAATCTAAACTAAAAGCAGAAAATCATAACAAGTGGACATCCAGGGCACTGAAAACAAAAGTGCCTAAGCGTAGATTCATACCTAAAGGCGAACAAGGGTTAAGAAAAGAAATCATGCGTGATATAGAGGACATCATTGAGTCATATGTACCTGAGGAAAACGATGCCGATTAAGTGGACGGGCGACTTAAAAAGATTCAAGGCGCTAACTCTTACGGAGAGAGCAAAGCCTAAATTCTTCAAAGAAGTAAAAGAGTTTATTAAGGACGAGATTGTTGGATCAATAGAACGCGGAGTTTCACCTGTGCATAAAGGGGGCGAGGACGGCTCAAGTGGCAAGCTGCGATATAAAGATTATTCAGATTCATATAAGCGACAGATAGACAAAAAACAATTGGAAACTTCAAAGAAAAGACGCCCTGTAAATCTCAAGTTAACAGGCAAATTATTAAACTCACTAAAGGCGAGAATATCGGGCGATGCAGTCAAGGTTTGGTTTACAGATGCAAAAGCAAAGTATCACAATGAACTAGGCGCGGGAAAATCCAAAATTATACGTAGACTTTTACCTAAAACTGGCGAACAATTTAATGCAGGTATTAGAAAAAGAATTGTCAAGGCGTTAAAAGACGCAATAAGATTATCTATATAACGAATAGTCGTACTATTTGCGGTTTGTAACCAAGGAGATGGGATGAGTGACCAAGACAAGGTTGTTGAGAATAATGATTTAGTAAATGAGGACAACATTAGTAATGAACCTCAAGTTGACACTAAAGCGTATGAGCGTACTAAAAACCATATGCATGAGTACAAAAGGAAGTTTCAAGAATCTAATGCCAAACTAGAAGAGTTAGCTAATAAATTAACAACGCTAGAAACGGAAAGGCTTGAAAAATCTGAAAACTACAAAGAATTATGGGAAAAAGAGCGCGAACAAAAAGAATCATACGTTGAAAAGTACAACAAATTTACAAAATCAGTAATAGAAGACAAGAAAATGAATGCGATTCGTGAGCACGCCATTAAAACAGGCATAAACGATGAGCTTATTGATCTTCTAGGAAGTTTCGATACATCTGACGTACTGGTTGAGACAACATCAAACGGAAACTTTATTGTTAATGGTGCAGATACTTGGATTGCTGATTTAAAAAATCAAAGACCAAGCATGTTTAAGAGACAATCCGACCCAGTTGTTAACAATAAAACTGGAAACTTTGATGGCCAAGAAAAGTCTTACTCCCCTAAAGAGGTAGTCGCTTTACAAAAGAGTGACCCAAAACTTTACAATGAGTTAATTACTAAAAAAAGACATTTGATTAAAAGGAGCTAATCATGGCAGATCAATTAATTACAGCGGGCGTAGAGGCCTCAGCAATCGTACCAGAGATTTGGTCAAGTCGTTTTTATGACGTACTACTGGCCGAATTACCATTTAACCAATCAATCTCTAGAGATTATGAAGGTGAAATTTCTGACTTAGGTGACATCGTTAACGTATCTACTGTGCCTGAGTTTTCAGATGCAATAGAACTAGCAGAGGGTGCCAGAAATGACGCCGATGCGGTTACTGTTACTAAGCAGCAATTAACAATCAATAAGCGTCTAGTTAAAGACTTTATTGTTACAAAAAGAGCGCAATTACAGTCATTACCAATGATGGATAAGCTACGTGAGCACGCAGTTTATGCAATCATGAAAAAAATGCAATCATTGATTATTGCTGACATCGTACCTAGTGCGGCGGCTCCAGATCATGATATCGCATTTACTTCTGGTACAACTTTGGCACTTGCTGACATACTTGCAGGTAAACAACTTTTAGACGATGCGAATGTATCTGAAGCAAACAGAAAAATGATTTCTGGAACGGCTCAATACAATGACCTTTTCAATATCAGTGGTTTTACTAGCAGAGATTATATTCCTGCTGGGTCACCATTAACTAGCGGATCTATTCAAACTCCAGTTTTAGGGTTTGAGCCAATGATGACTAGCGAACTTGGCAATGTTTCTTACTTGTTTCACCCAGAGTTTATGACTATGGCAATTCAAGACAATTTAAACATTGAGGTGTTTAATCTTGGTAGCGATGGTAAGCGAGCTAATCGTGTAAACGTAGACCTTCTTTTTGGTCTTAAGCAGCTTGGTGATACTAGAGTTGTTAAAATTTCATAATTGGATTTAAAGGAGTAATATATGTCTAATTTTAAAAACGAATTACTTTCACAGGAATATGTCTATGACTTTTCTGTAGACGGTGGTGCTATTTCTGATATTGAACTATCAGGAAAAGCGGGGGCACAAGTGCTACCTGTGGGCGCTATTGTTCAAAACGTACACGCATGGGTAGAGACTTTATGTACTTCCGGTGGCGCTGCTACAGTGTCATGGGGTAACGGTACTGGGAATGATGTTGATGGTTATTCTGGAACTGCCAAGGCAATCGGAGCACTAGCGCTTAACGCTGCTTTCGAGGGTGGTGCTGATTCAGGAGCACTATGTCCATCATACGTATCAAGTGGAAACTTTAGTGTTTCTATTGCTGCGGCAACTCTTACTGCGGGTAAAATTGTATTTAGAGTAAGTTACTATATCCCTGCTTAATAGTTAGGATAGGGGCGCAGTCATGAATGTGACTACGTCCCTTTTTATTATGGAAAAACATACTAAACTTGCCTACATAAAATCAAAAGACATTGATAAGCTATTAGGCTTTGTGTGGCGATTGCCGTATAAAATCGAAGTTAAGGGCAATCCCGTAATAAATAAAAACATTTGGTATCTATATTTTGTCTATCCAGACAGTGTTAATTTAGAAAGAAAAAGAATAATAAATATCGACTTGGATCAACTGTCATGAGTGTGGACGATAACTGGGGCGAGGCATTAAGAAAATCGGCAGATCGTGTTAATGCAAACAGCGGCGCAGAGTATATGCTCAAAACATCGCCGCGCTGGTTCCTTCTTGAAATTCAAAGAGGAAATGTAGCAGGACACGCAATAGAGCACGTCTTTTCTCATAACCCGTCAGCAGGTACAACCGCCGTGGATATATGGAAAGGCACTGGCAATCTAACATTTTTGCAAGTGCCTGTTACAATCGAGGCAATATCAACTAGTGCAGATGATGACGCAGTGGGTATTGGTACACGAGTGATAACAGTTCATGGTCTTGATGAAAATTGGAACGTGATACAAGAAGATATTACAATGAACGGCATCACGGCAACATTACCAACTACAAAAAGTTTTATACGTGTAAGAAAGGCAGAAGTTAAAGATACAGGCACATATGGCGTATCAAATAGTGGGATAATTACCATTAGGGTTAGCGGTGCAGGCTCAACGCTTGGAGAGATAGGCACAGATAATGGTTTACAGCTAGGCAGTACATTCAACTCTCATTACTCAGTACCCGCAGGAAAGACAGCATATATACTGGAATACGAAGTAATCACAGCGGCAAATAAAATAGGCTCAGTGCACTTTATAAAAAGAGAAAGGGCAGATGTAACAACCGCACCTTTTGGGCCAGTTATTACAAAGTCCATAGAAGATGGTTTGGCGGGGCCTAACGGTCACAGTCCAGTATCGCCGGAAGATGGTATCCCAGAAAAGAGTGATGTTTGGTTTAAGGGATTATTTGTGTCTGGTACAGGTGAAATAACTGTCAATTATGAAATGTTGTTAATTGATAACTAAAAAGGCAAAATCAAATTATGATAAGAATTAAAAATAAATTAGACATTCATCATTTCAACGGGACTATTTACACTGATTTATCTGACGATTTAATCTCATACGATAGGGATAGCGTAACTGTTACAATAGACGCAATCGACGATAAGTTTTATATAGGTTTTTATAAGCCCATAAACGTATTTTACGCAGAGATAGGCACGGTAAACACAAATGTTAGTGCAATCTCTTTGAAATATTACAACGGTACGGTGTTTACCGAGCTGGATAATCTTTTCGATGATACAAAAGGACTATCTAGGTCAGGCTTTATTACATGGGATAGAAACCAAGTAAATGAAGCAAAAACTACAATAAACTCACTAGAAAGATACTGGTATGAATTAACCGTTGATGTTGCGACTAGTGCAGTTGTCATAAAGGGTTTAAATATAGTTTTTAGTGACGACTTAGATATTAAAAGAGAGATATTTGAGATTGATAACTACCTACCAAGTGGTGAAGCGAGTCATATACTGGCCCACGTTGCTGCGAGAGATGAAATTATTCAAAGCTTAAGAAGAGATGGCAGACATAAGCAATCACTATCTAGTGGGAACCTTAAAGACATTACTGCATTTGATTTGCTTGACATATCTCAGGTAAAACTAGCATCAACTCATTTAACATTATCAAAGATATTTTTAGCAGCGAGTGATGAGCCAGATGATACATATATGCAAAAGCACCATAAATATAAAAAGCTATATAGTGATGCCATGGATACATTTTATCTAGACGTTGACGAGGATGATGACGGAATACAAGATACAGAAGAAATACTTGCACAAAATAGCGTACAGATGGTGAGAAGATGAGCGCAAGCAGTATTTTAACAAGTTTAACTAGTGAAGTTGGTACATTGTTGGGTGCTAGTTGGTCTGAGCTTGATTATATTTACGATATAGAGAAAAACAATTTCAAAAGTAACAAAAGCAGATACGGCATTGGTACTCGAGGCGCATCATCTACAAGTGGCACAAATAAAGCGGTTACAATGGATCATATATTCTTTGTTACGCTTACCTCTAACTTTACAAATAGATCAAGTGATGCAAAAGAGAGAGTCGCACTAAGTGAGCTTTACGATAAAATAGAGTTAATATCTAAAGTCATATTTCAAAAAAAACTAAATAACGCTTCGGTGCTACTGGTTAGCAATTTAGATTATGATGAGCCTAGTAACCCGAGCACAGGTACAATTGCACTAACTGTAAATGTAACAGTTAAATATAGAAACATAACAACATAGGGAGTAAATTATGGCCATTGGTGTAGTAACGAATGAATCGAGTATTGCTCTAGTCGCAGAAGTAACAGAAGGAACTTATGTTGCACCTTCTGCATCTACAGATTATGTAGAGGTTTTATCTGACGGACTAGAATTAAACAAATCAAGAGAGCTTTTAGAGCGCGACAATTTATCGTCAACGGTGGAGGGAGAGGCAGCTAGAGTTGGTATTGCGGAAGTTCAAGGGGCTATTCCTGTTGAACTAAAGGCAAGTGCAACGGAAGGTGACGCGCCTCAGTCATTAGACATTCTTTTAAGATCACTTTTGGGCGGTAAAAGGCAAATCGCAGCTGACCAAACATCTGGCACTGGGCACACGGCAACAACAATTAACTTTGCTGATACGTCTGCATTTGCAATTGGTGACATTGTGCTTGTAAAGGAAGCAGGTGCTTACGAATGTAGACCAATTTCATCTATCGTAACAAACACTAGCATTACATTTCCAATTGCCCTAGAAAATGGAGCACCAAGTACAGGCGTAGTTGTTGCACAGGTAACAACTTATTATTCTGATACTGCTAACTCTATCTCTTTTAGCGCCGAGCACAATCTAGGCTCACAGGCAATTAAGCAAAAGGCTGACGGGCTAAGGGCTGCGTCTATGAGTGTAGATAATTGGTCAGTAGGGCAAATGCCTACATGTAACTTTTCAGTGCAAGGCCTAAACATTGAGCGCGCCGATGAGGATGCGTTATTTAGCCCTGATTTTACTGCCGATGCATTGCCGCCAGTAGCATTAAGCGCATGTATGTGGCTAGGTGGCAACAAGTTAGACTATACCGAAATGGGCGTGTCAATTGAAAACACTGTTAATTACTTAAATAGTGCATGTGATGCTGACGGTAGAATTAGCTCAAGAATTACAGGACAAACAACATCGGTTAATATTAATCCATATATGGATGATACTGACCTTACTAAAACATGGAATAAGTTTAATAACAACAATGACGTAAGTGTTTTTGCATATGCATATAATCCAAGTGCCACAGCGGGCGAATTTGCCGAGGCAGTAGCAATTTGGATACCTCAGGGCAAAATCATTGAGGCACCTGTAGCTGACACAGATGGCATTGTTAGCGAGACAATTGCAGTAAGAGCGCACAGAAGTCTAGGAAAAGATTCAGTATTTTTAGGTTTTATCTAGTTACCGCCACTATAACTAGGTATGTTTTTTCATTCTTTTTGGGCCACCTTTCGGGGTGGCTTTTTCGTTACTCTTATGTGTAAAATCTTACAAAAGGAGAAAAAACATGGCAAAAATTATGCGGTCAACGGATCGACTAGAGTTAAAGATTAATGATGTAGTTTTCACAATCTCACCACTTAACAAAGAGCAAAAGCAGGAAATGAGCAACTGTACTTTTATTAGTAAGGGTCAAGATGTTTATGACTTAGCACAAGCACAGTTTTTATATGTTAAATACGGGCTTAAAAGCGTAAAAGGCATAGAAGATTACCACGGTAATGAATATACACTAGCATTTGACGACAACGGACATCTAACAGACGAGTGTGCCAACGAAATACTAACCCTAGAAGATAAACCTAAATTAATGATTGCCGCTTGGCAGTTGCTTAATGGTGTTAGACAATTAAAAGACCCTGACACCGGCAAAGAGCTTAAGGGAATAAGTTTAGAGGTTATTACTGAGGGAAAGTAGAGGTTCTACAAGGAAGTGGTAACCCCTACTTACTTATCTTGGTAGAAAAAATTAAAGACATTTCAACATTAACTGATACGGATTACGCCCAAATTGTTTCCACGTTTATGACAATGAGCAATCCCATGTACAGGTGCCATGATTGCAAGAAAAAATACAAGCATGAGCCCGATAGAAGGGCTAAATATATCAAGAAAATGGCATGTGATTATTACACGACAGAGACAAGGCACTCTTACAGGCCAAATCATAACAACATAGGTAATCCAAAGCTAAATTATACCAACTGTGTAGGTAATCACTTCAATAACTACTGGGCATACTGGATAAATTACACTGACACATATGAAAAAGGAATATTACCCTTTAGTGGTACAGTATTAGAACAGCCTAATAAGTTTGTCGAAGTGATGAATTTAGTGCAAAATTTAAAGAGTGAAGATCAACAAAGCAAGGATGCAAGAGTAGCTCAATATGGCAAACGAAGTAAGCGTTGAGATAACCGTAGAAGAAAAACAAGCACTGAAAGCGCTTACTCAACTAACTAAACAATTTAAAGACACTGAAAAGCAAACCGTAAAATCATCCAAGGTTATGGACAAGGCCATGGGATCTTTTATCGGGAACCTTGGCGCAATTGCAGTAACCAAGGCATTCAGTGTTGCTACAAATGGTTTTAGGGCACTCGCAAGCGGCTCAATAGACGCTGCGGCATCTGTCGAGAAAATACATACACAATTAGAGGTTTTAACTGGCTCGCAAGAAAAAGCTTCAAAGCTATTTGGCGAGTTAGTTGAGTTTAGCGCCACAACTCCATTTCAATTACAAGGAATAGCCGAGGCGTCTGCACAGTTAATCTCATTTGGGTTTAGTGCTGACTCCATAAAAGATAAAATACAAAAGATTGGCGAGGTGTCTGCGGGATCTGGCGCAGATTTAAAAGACATTGCTCTTATTTATGGGCAAGTAGCGGCAGCGGGAAAACTAACCGGCGAGAGACTGCTACAGCTACAAGAGAGAGCTATCCCTATCGGGCCAGCGATTGCCAAAACAATGGGCATAGCTGAAAAAGAAGTGCGCGAACTTGTATCTGCGGGAAAGGTTACTCAAGATGTTTTCGAGAAGGCATTTGCGTCAATGTCGGCAAAGGGTGGCATCTTTGAGGGTGCAATTAAAAAGCAATCTGAAACAATAAACGGCGTATTGTCTACAATGAAAGATAACGTCACCATATTCCAAGCGGAACTAGGTGATGCATTTAAACCTTTAGTGTTGGAAGGCGCAAAAGAATTAACTAAGATATTTCAAGACCTGACTGTTGTCATAAAAGATAACAAAGAAGAGATTACTGCGGCAGCAATGGGACTTTCCGACTTCCTATTGATAACACCCGTTAAATTTTGGATTGATTTCTTTACAGGTGACTCAAAAGCACCGCAAAACGTAAAAGATGTCAATACGGAAATAGAAAAGCTACAAGAAAAGTTTACTGAGCTAGAAAAAATAAGATCAACTGCCAAAAAAGGTATGTTTTACGACACCATCATAGGGAATAAAACACAGTTAGAAGGTGACATGGCAGAGATTATTGATCAAATCTCGTCACTTGAAAGAAAGCGCAAGGAACTTGAGGACAAGAAAAAAGCAGACAGCGATGAAGATGCCGCATCTGCCGCATCTGATAGCCGAGTAGAAAAAGAAATACAGGTTTCACAAAAGATACTCGATGAAAGATCAAAATTAAAAGCTGACCTTGAAACAGTAGAATTAGAATCTAAAATAAAAGAGTCTGAAAGAAAATTGGCAGAAGAAGAATTAGACATAGAAAAGAAAGAGGCAGAGCTTAACAGAATAAAAGAGTTTGAAAGAAAGAAAGCTGACATCGCCATTGCGCAAGCCCTTGAGCAAAATAAAAAAATAAAAGATGCCGACAACAGAAGAATGGCAGACAAGTTGGACGCTGCCAAGATAGAGCAGGGAGCAGCAGAAAAAACCGCAGCGATAGAGAAGAGAATTGTTGACGAAAGA